ATTGTGGCATTTGGTTTAATTCATTATTTATAGCCATCTGATACTCGGATTCTTTATTTCTGGTTCATAGAAAGCCAAAGCTAATGAATCAGCCTTATCCGGAGACTTCAAATGATAAGTCCTTTTCATTTCCTCTTTAGAAACTATCTGTAACTTTTTATCTGAAGCTATTTTAAAACGGATAGAACTTAGCTGTGCAATTAAATCTTGGTCATCTGGTATACTAATAGTTCCTGCTTCAAATCGCTTTCTAAGGTTGTCATACATCTCAGCCCTTGAGTTTACATAGTGTTCTTTATCCATCGGTTCACCGCCGGCGATGATACCGTTAATGTAGACCTTCTGTTCACTTAATCGGTCATATATACCCGCACCTAGAGCTACAGCGTCTAAATTAATATTCTTAGGGTCTATGTTAAAGCGTTCTATCTTCTGTAGGATGATACCTGTAGACTCCATGAGGTCTGTTTTGCCCCATGAGTCGGTATGGATTACCTTAGAACCTTGCCTCACAGTTGCTACGCTAGAATCGTCTCCCTCTCTGGCTGCATCAATTCCCATAAACTTGACATCAGTTTCTTTAATGTCTAGTTCTCTATTAACTGCAGCCCTAATCTGTGCATAAGGGAATAAGAAGTTACCACCTTCCATAGCATCCCAGTTACCGTCTAACCAAGCCTTGACTATTTCTTCGGGGTAGATTGCCCTCAATTCAGCCTCATACGTAGATGGAAGAAAAGGATTATCACGAGGGAGTGACGGTATATAAACAAAGTCATCTGGATGACTCTCAATGAATCGCATTTTCACCCACCCTGGCATTGGGTTTGCAGTTAGAATATATTTATATTTGATATTCTTTAATGGTAAAGACAAACGCCCCATAAGATTATTAAAATGCATCTCTGAACATTCTTCGATTTGGTCCACAAAGAAAAACCCGATTGTTGTTCCCATTTGAGAGATTAATCCTTTAGAATCATCCACTAATCCCGTGTACCAAATTCGTGAACCATTAAAAAACTGTATGTAATGGTCTGTCGAATGGTGTTGAATAATTAGTTTTTTGAATTCGCCATTAATATGTACCCCAACATTAAAATAACGCTCTAATTCTACTAGAACAGTTCTCTTGAAAGCAGGGAGATTTTGCCGAGCTAAGATACCAACATTACCAGGATAATCTATACAAAGCTGAATACTTTCAGCTACACCGGCTTTAGTTTTTCCTCCCCTGATTGCGCCTCCAAAAAGACGCCCCTTTTCGGGAGATTGGTGAAACAATATTTGCCTCGGATGAGGTTTATATATTTCTGTTAAATCAATTAATGGCTTTGACATTTAATTTATTCTCTAATTCACTTATATACGTTCTTAGTTCCTGAACTTGTTTGTTCAAACCATCATTATAACCATTTTTATATCCATCTGTATAACCCTTAGAATGGTCTTTAATATGCTTCCCATTTTTAGTTAATTCTAAATTCTCAATACGATTATCATCTTTTACACCATTTTTATGATGCACTATTTCTTCTTTAATCAAACATCTACCTAGAGACTGTGCCATAATTAAACGATGTTCGGGAATATAGCTATAATGATTAGCCATTTGATAATATGGGTTAGTCTTATCCACCCACACTTCTACATAACCACCACCATTTACAATTCTACCACCCTTCCACATCCCGTGACCTTTACCTTTACAGCGATTTCTTAGCGAACCACATCTTCTGCATAGATGGTTTAAACTATCTAATCTAACCCATCTAACATAACCACAATCAGGGCAAGCAGTCCATTGGTATTTATTAAAAATCTTTTTAGTGCCAAGTTGCGCGCCTGTTTTTATCTCACCTATTTCTATTCCTTTATCCATACTTATATTATACCACAAGCTAAGTGGTTATGTCAAGTTTTATTTCTTACCAGCACACTCAGGGCAAGGTAAGTATTTATGAGTTGGCAATCCTGCTTTCATAGCTCTGCGCCTTTCCGCTCTATTGGCATATAGAGTTTTAGATACATCATACAAAATACTTCCCTTACCACCACAAGCCTGACAATCGGGGTTAGGTTGTCCGCATGGAATCCACGGCGGTTTAATTATCTCGTTTGCCTTGAAATATTTGATTTCCCCAGTGTCACTATTCATTTATCCCCCTTTACTTGACAAAACTTGACGTAATCTTACATAACTTGACACTTCTCAGTAGCCTGATGGAATAGAACCTGTCTAGGGTGTGGTTTATATAACTTGCTCAAGTCTATACTAGGTTTTGCCATTTATTCTCCACATTTTGCAACTGTTGCAATATCTTTTATTGATTGTAAAATTACATAAGCCACCTGAGGAACTATTGCATTGCCTAATGATTTAATTCTGTCCACCCTAAAGGGTATCCCATCATCCTCTCGACAAATTGCGGATTCAAGTATTTCCCTTTTGTTGATATTGAATGTTCCCTCAATTTCAGGCATACCACATCCTCCAGATTGCAAGCCCCCCATTCCCTGTCTAGGCATTTCTCCACCTGATTCATTGGCATACTCATTCCCATTGAGGCTCTTGGTGTGGGCAACAAACCATACTCTGTCTCTTCTATGGGGGGCGTTGACTGCACAAGCTGGAATAACAAATGTTTGTGTTTCATAGCCAATGTTATCCATGTCAGATAGCACTTCGTAGAACGCCATATCGATGATTCCAGTAACATTCTCCCCAAGTACCCAAGTGGGTTTGTATCCTTTAATAATGTCGCACATCGCTGGCCAGAGGAAGCGGTCATCTGATTGGCCTTTTCGCTTCCCGGCAACACTAAAAGGCTGGCAAGGGAATCCCCCTGTAATAAGGTCAACTGGTCTTGGGAATGTATCTTCTTTGACATCTTTTATATCTCCTATTATGGGAATATCAGGAAAGTTCTTAGTTAATACTTTCTGGCAATAAGAATCTATCTCAACAAATCCTATTGTCTCAATATCTAGCCATTTACAAGCTAAAGCAAAACCACCTATACCAGAAAATAAGTCAAGATGTTTCATAATTTTCTTTTAGGGTGTGGTTTATATAGTTTACTAAGGTCTATACTGGGTTTTGCCATTAAAATTCCTTATTGCCGTGTCTGTAAGGACGGTTACAGTTATAAGCCATCTTTTCTTCAAACGCCATATCAATATCAATATCCCATTGACCACAATAATCAAGTATTCTTATAATACAATCAGCGAGTTCTATTGGCACTCCCTCCGGCTTGGCTATTTCATTGTTATTAAGAGCATCATGTTTATGCCCGTAGTAAACCTCAGTTCTATCCTTACCCGCCCGTAATTCTTCAAGGGCTTCAGATAATTCCGAGTGCATAAGTGCAATTTTCTCACCGTCATTCTGATGGTCTTTATCCCACCAACCTTTTTCGTGTGCGCCATCGTTTATAATCTTTGCTAATTCATTCAATGATTTCATCTTAACCCCCTACTTTGTGCAATGCGTTGCAATATCTTTATTACATTTACCACCAGATTTAAGAGATTCCCATTCATCATCTAACATAGTAATTCGTATGACATTCCAAAAACCAGAAATCACTTCCATATGTTTTTCTAACTCTTTAAATATGATGGCTCTTTCCTCTTTTTTCACTCGTTCTATTTTTTCTGTATTCTGTTTATCTAACATCATCTCTCCATTCTAAACTCCTGATACCTTAAAGCCCGTTCTATTCTTTCTTCCCTGTCATCAAATAACCCTAATGCTTTTCTTGTTTTACAGGTCTTTTCTATACTCTCTAATATATCAGGTGGTAGTTTACCATTAACCGAAGGCTTAACTATGCCAGATTTTAATTGTACGTTCTTACGGGTGTATTTACGCTTCATTACATATTATCCAATTTAATAAAAGTAACTACCCATACCATCTCATTAGCCTGCTTCCAGTTTTCGAAGAATTGTCTAGGGGCA